GGTGATCCATTGGCAGAGCTACATGCGGCTCGTGGATATGCTATGTGATCATGCATCTGACCATCACAGATGGTGGGTGGTGTTATAATGAGCATCGGCACTGCAACACACCTTCGGTGTGAAAATGTGCTGTGTTTTTTCATACTTTAGTATGGCAACTGATTGCATAACAGTTGTCGTAGACAAATAAGCTGTTGATATCATTCATATCTTTGATATGTCGGTGGATGGTGAGGCATTGATTGCTTTCAACACAGGTCATGACGTTGCATGATACGTGCAATTGCGTGTTGAGAGAGGGCGGGCAGGGGCCATGCGGGGGGTATACGTTATATATACATGTACTTCTACACAGATCAGTAAAATGCACTGTTAACCACTATATACATAAGGTGGTTTACACAGTCATATGTATGTTATACTATAACACAGTACGTGCCATCACTAGGTAACGGAATGTTTCAGTATATCACATAATGTTACAATAGTACGATTAGGGGTTGACATGTATCATAGAATGTGTAAAACTATATATGTTAGTTAGGGTAGGGTCACTATAAGTGATACATGTACAGTGATACACTTACAATCACATATAATAATCTCTTAAATATACAGTAACTATAAATATACTTTAAGTATACACGTACAGTGATACACTTAAATGAATATCTCCGAAGGTAACACTTGTAAATGAAATCTTGCCGTAGGCGAGTCTCTTTATAATTTGTACAAATAAAGTATTGACAATGGCAAAGAAATCAGTAAAACTATATACAGACAATGTTCTTGAAGAATTTTACCGACACGTATTAAACGGTAATCTTGAGAACTTACATATTCCCCATAGTGATGTATTCTATGTAAAGACTGCAGTGGAAGCCCACTATGGTCGTAAATTTACGTTGGAGCATGTAGAGTGGGCTATGAGAGCAGAAGGTTGGACTGATGAGCGTACCTGAAAGAGTTAAAACTAAAATGAAAGAGGAAGGACTCTCAGGTGTAAACAAACCTAAGAGGACACCCAAGCATCCTAAGAAGTCACACGCTGTAATGGCTAAAGAAGGTGACACATATAAATTTATTAGATTCGGACAGCAAGGTGTAAGTGGTGCTGGTAAGAGTCCTAAAACTGCAAAAGACAAAGCTCGTAAGAAGAGCTATTACGCAAGACACAATGCTCAAGACTCTAAGCCTAGTAAGCTGAGTGCGAGATATTGGTCGCATAAAGTTAAATGGTAATATAGGAGATACACCAATGGGAGTATTGCGAAAAACTGCTAAGGCAGGTAAGAAAGTTAAAAAGGCTGCAGAGAAAGCTAGAAAACGTGGCGCACAAAAACCTGTAGTAGAAGAACGTTTAAGCGGCTCTACTATTTCTGAACCTGCTGCTGGACGTTTAGGACGTAGTGGTGCCTCTGATCAAGCTGACTATGAAGTAGAGTTAGGTAAGGCTGGCAAGGTTGAGTCTGGTAAAAAATCTGTACCTTCTTTTGCGGATATGGAAACGAGTAATAAGAATAGACTTAAACGTAATAAAAAAGTAGCAGAACTTGAAACTAAAGTTGAAAAGGGTACAGCTACTGCGGATGAAAAAGAAGCATTACGTAAGTTGAATAAAGCCAGTGCAGATGCTGATAAAGCTCGTTCACGTAAAGCTGCAGAAAAACGTAGTACTGATGCACGTAAAGATAAAGGCATTAGCCTTGCTGGTGAAGATGGTAAAATTAAAGTAGGTGCTAAAACTAAATACAAAGATAGCGAGCTTATTGGTAGCAACACAAATGGTATTGTTCGTGATACGGGCGAAATACTAGGCAACCCTACACCTAATCAAATTGACATGGCAATACGTAACCTTGAGGCACGTAGTCGTTTGACACAAGAGGCTAAACGCAATCTTGCTAAACTTAAACGCATGAGTAAGTCAGATCGTCAAGATGCTTCATTGCGTAGAATGGAACGTAGGATGAAAGATACAGGTAAAGATAAACCACGTAAATTTAAACGTGGTGGACTTGCGCAACCTAATGCAAATCAAACTGGCTTGAAGAAACTGCCTACTGCTGTACGCAATAAAATGGGCTACATGAAACGTGGTGGTAAAGTTACTAAGGGTCATGTAGATATGCGTAAAGGTGGCTTGTTCCGCTAGTGAGCATAGAAAGTGATATACGGGATTGGTCACGTAAAGTATTAGAAGTACCTAATGACACTTTAGGTGGCCTACCCGCATGTCCTTATGCACAACAAGCATGGAAACAAAACAAAGTAAATGTAATAGAAACTAAGCATCTTGGTATTGAAGCTATTACACAAGCTAATCTGTTTGACAATACGTATGACTTAGTTATTGTTGCTTCGTATTATTATCCCTCACAGTACCAACTTAAAGAATTTACTACATTTTTAAATGATCTTTATACACCTAGAGATTTGCACATAATGGAGTTTCATCCTGACTATGGTGCAGAAGATGCAGACTTAGACTTTTTGTATGAACATGAGTGGGAGTCTGACATAGAGGACGAATATGCTATGTTGTTTATTCAGTCTCTTAGTAAAGTAGATGATGCAAGTTTACGTTTAGAAAAGTTAGGATATTATGATGTGTATCCTAAAGATGAGTATGAAGCACTCGTATTAGATAGAAGAAAACGGAGACACAAACAATGGCAATGAAACCTAGAGCAATGAAAAAGAAACCAATGATGCGTGGCGGTATGGCTACTAAGAAGAAGCCTATGATGCGTGGTGGTGGTATGGCTAAAAAGAAAATGATGCGTGGTGGCATGGCTAAGAAAAAGAAGTAATGTGGATTGCAGTTGTTTTAATTTGCGTTTCTCCTACTGATGTTAGAACTTGTGATGTATTAGTTCGTACTGATCAGGGGTTTTTTAGTAAGGCTGCTTGTGTTACTCAAGTAGAAGAAGACGTAAGTAGCATGACAAACGATAGAAACTTCTATGCCCGTTATCAATGCTATCAAATGCAAGGCACAACTTAATGACTCTTATTTCTCACTTCCCTTTACCTAGTATGCCTTTTCAAACTCATGAGAATATTATATTTGAGAAGGCTGACAAAGATAGGTCCAGTAGGAACAATGAAGAATATAAACCAGAACAACCTAACCGCATTACTCCTGATACACCAGTAGAAGATTTAAAGCTAGTAAATCAGATGTATGCGTATAATCCTAATCCAAACAAACTACGTACACCTGACGGTCAGATCGTAGACTTTATAATAGCATGAGAAACTAAATGGTAGCATTATCTTACGACACAGCAACTGAAAGTATTGCAATTACAGCCACTTCAGGTGGGGCAAGTAGTAATGTTTTATATACTTGCCCTAATAACCATGATGCAGTAATTACATTTTTACATGTAAGTAATGGGGCTGCATCTACTGATAATGTTTCTATTCAGTGGTATCACAAAGAAGATGATGCGTATTATACCATAGTTAATAATAAAGCTATATCAGGTAATGATGTTTATAATATGATTACTTCAGATAGATTATTTTTACATGCAGGTGATAAGATAACTGTATTTAATGGTGGTGGTAGCATGGGTGTTACTATCTCTGTAGAAGAGCACTTTAATCCTAATAGGCGTCAAAATGCATAACGGGGTTGCAATCTTAACTATACTATGTTATAACTAAGTATGATATAACTATCTCCATAAGGGTAAGTATTACTTACCTTAACATAATATAGGAGATAGAATATGTTTAAACGTATGTTTAAGAAACTACAAGAAAATCAGCAACGCAGAGCCGACTATTGGATTCTTATGAATCTAAGTGATAAGGAACTGCACGATATGGGGATCAGTCGTGGCGAAATCAGGCAAAAAGTCTACGGTTAATGCGGCAGGAAATTATACTAAGCCTACTATGCGCAAACGTCTTGTTGCATCCGTTAAGGCTGGCAGCAAAGGTGGAAAAGCTGGACAGTGGAGCGCACGTAAGGCACAAATGGTCGCAAAGCAATATAAGGCAAAAGGTGGGGGCTACAGGTAGTGGCTCTCTCTAAATCACAAAAGTCTTTAAAGAAATGGACTAAGCAAGATTGGCGAACTAAAAGTGGGAAGCCTAGTGCTAAAACTGGTGAGCGGTATTTACCTGCTAAGGCTATTAAGTCTCTTAGCAGTAGTGAGTATGCCGCTACAACCAGAGCTAAACGAAGAGGCACGAAGGCAGGTCAGCAGTTTGTGGCTCAACCTAAAAAGATTGCAAAGAAAACCGCTAGATTCAGGAGAACTTAAATGACTATAGCAATGGAACGTGTGTTAGCTTGGAAGATTATGCCAAGACTAATGATGTTAGTAATGACGTGGATGTATATAGAAGTTTTGTTTTGGTTTATGTCTTTGTCTGCTGGTGATATGACATCACAGGCTACAGCACTTACTGCAACTGTAACAGGTGCAATGACAGGTGCATTTGCTGTATGGCTAGGACATGAGAAATGATTGGTCAAATTTTAGGAGCAGTAGGTGGGCTTGCAACTACATATCTTGATGGTAAGGTAGCTGTACAGAAAGCTAACGCAGAGATTAAGGTTAAACAAGCTACTGGTGAGATTGACTGGGATCTAGCAGCTATCAATGCTACTCAGAACTCTTGGAAAGACGAATGGATTACTTTACTTTTTTCTATTCCATTAATTCTAGCGTTCTGTGGTGAGTGGGGTAACGGTATAGTACAAGCGGGTTTTGCTGCATTGGAAACTATGCCAGCATGGTATCAGTATTCTTTAGGTGGAATTGTTAGTGCCAGTATTGGTATTCGTTCTGTAAGTAAGTTTTTTGGGAAAAAGTAATGGCATTTAAATTATCAAGCAGAAGTATGAGAAAACTAAAGGGTGTAGACGAAGGTATTGTAGCTGTCGTAAAGGATGCTATAGGTATTACGAAAGTAGACTTTGGTGTAACTTTTGGTCTACGTACACTAGAAGAACAAAAGAAACTATACGAATCTGGTAGATCACAGACTATGAAGTCTAAACATCTTGAAGGTCGTGCAGTAGATCTAGTCGCATACTTTGGTTCAGACATTTCTTGGGAACTCAATGTCTATGATGACATTTGTGATGCTATGGCTGAAGCTGCTAGAAAAAATGATGTAGCAATTAAATGGGGTGCTGCATGGAGTGAAGGAGACATTAGAGAGTATGCTGGTACTGCAGAAGATGCAATGAACGCATACGTAGATCTCCGTAGGTCACAAGGACGTAGACCTTTTATTGATGCCCCACATTTTGAAATGATGTAATATGGCTCGTGAATTAACAGAACGTCAACAAAAGTTTTTAGATGTACTTATGGATGAGGCAGGTGGCGATGTTACTATGGCTAAGAAACTTGCTGGGTATTCGCCCAATACACCTAACCGTGAAATAACCAATAGTCTTAAAGAAGAGATTATTGATGTAACACACAGTTACTTAGCACGTAATGTACCTAAAGCTGCAATGGCTATGGTCAGTGCTTTGTACGATCCTACTGAACTAGGTATTCGTGATAAAATGTCTGCAGCTAAAGAACTACTAGATCGTACAGGTTTAGTTAAAACGGAGAAGATGCAGGTAGAAGCTAAGGGTGGCGTTATGTTAATGCCAGCTAAACAAGCACAGGATGACGATGACTAAGCCATTAGGACAATGGAAACTACCACAACCGACTGACCTACAAGAAGACAATGAATGGGTTCCTATCCCACGTGTAGCAAGAACAATACCATTTGGATATGAATTAGATCCAGAAGATGACGGAATACTCTTGCCAATTGATAACGAACTTGATATGCTTGTGAAAGCCAAGAAGTACTTAAAACAGTACTCTTATCGTGAGGTTGCCAACTGGCTAACCCGAAACACTGGCAGAACCATATCTCACGTAGGATTAAAGAAACGGTTAGATAATGAGCGAAGAAGAAAAAACAAAGCTGGAAGCCTACGCAGATGGGCAGACTATGCGAAAAAGGCAGTCGCCAAAGCGGAAGAAATCGAACGCAACCGCATCGGGGCGAAAGCGCAAGACAACGACAACCAAGAAACAAACGCAGCCTGAACCAGCTAGAATAATAGAACCTGAACTAGCACCTGTAGAAGAACAGCATAATGTAATATTTAAACCTAATGCTGGACCACAAACAGACTTCTTAGCTGCAGGTGAACGTGAAGTATTATATGGCGGCTCTGCAGGTGGGGGTAAGTCATATGCAATGCTCGCTGACCCTTTACGCTTTATGGGGCACCCAGCCTTCTCAGGATTGCTCCTACGACATACTACAGAAGAACTAAGGGAACTTATCTTTAAGTCTCAAGAAATGTATCCTAAGATATGGCCTGGAATTAAGTGGTCAGAACGTAAGATGCAATGGACTGCACCCTCTGGTGCTAGGCTGTGGATGTCCTACCTTGATAGAGAAGACGATGTATTAAGATACCAAGGTCTTGCGTTTAGCTGGATTGGTTTCGACGAATTAACTCAGTGGCCTACTCCATTTGCTTGGAATTATATGCGAAGTCGCTTGAGATCTACTGCAAGTGATTTACCTGTATATATGAGAGCTACTACCAACCCAGGGGGTAGGGGTCATCATTGGGTTAAAAAAATGTTTATTGATCCTGCCCCGCATGGTAAACCGTTTGATGCAACAGATATTGAAACAACTGAAGTATTACGTTATCCTGCTGGACATGCCAAAGCTGGTAAGCCTTTATTCAAACGTAGGTTTATACCTGCCCGTCTTTCCGACAATCCTTACCTAGCAGAACAAGGTGACTACGAAGCAATGCTTCTGTCTTTACCTGAACAACAACGTAGGCAGTTACTTGACGGGGATTGGGATATTAAAGAAGGCGCAGCCTTTACGGAGTTTGATAGAAATATTCATGTAGTTGAACCCTTTTATATTCCTAGTAACTGGGTAAAGTTTAGAGCTTGTGACTATGGGTATGGAAGTAAGTCTGGTGTAGTTTGGTTTGCTGTTGCGCCTAATGAACAATTAATTGTATACAGAGAGTTATACGTAAGTAAAGTATTAGCTGCAGATTTAGCAGATATGATTGTAGACTTAGAGGCTGAAGATGGAAATATTAAGTATGGCGTTCTTGATAGCTCTTTATGGCACAAGCGTGGTGATACTGGCCCATCATTGGCTGAACAAATGATTCAACGTGGGTGTCGTTGGCGTCCATCAGATAGATCTAAAGGCTCACGTGTAGCTGGTAAAAACGAAATACATAGAAGGTTGCAGGTTGACGAATATACAGAAGAGCCTCGTATGGTGTTTTTTGATACTTGTACCAATATGGTTGCTCAATTACCAGCCTTACCAATCGACAAAAGAAACCCAGAGGATATTGATACAACCTCCGAAGATCACTTGTACGATGCTTTAAGATATGGTATTATGTCAAGACCACGGTTTAGTATATTTGACTATGATCCAAATGGAAGGCCACAGGGTGGTATGCGAGTAGCAGATGCTACCTTTGGTTATTAACGGCACTGCCGTAATTACGCCTATGGCGAAGGAAAAATAAATGGCAGAAGAAAACGAAGGCTTTATTGAGGATGACGCTATTGTACTAGCAGATAGCGATGACTCTACTGTTGACGATGCAGATACTTCTAAAATTATTCCATTTATTATGGAAAAATATAATCGTGCAGATGATTACAGACAGCAGGATGAAGATCGTTGGTTACGTGCTTATCGTAACTATCGTGGTTTGTATGGTTCAGATGTTCAGTTTACAGAGGCAGAAAAGTCTAGGGTATTTATTAAAGTAACTAAAACAAAAACATTAGCTGCATATGGGCAAATTGTTGATGTGCTATTTGCAGGACAAAAGTTTCCTCTTACTGTAGACCCTACTGAACTTCCTGATGGGGTTGTAGCAGATGTAAACTTTGATCCTAAAGAACCTGAACAGCTAAAACAATCGGGTATGGATGAAATTGTAAATCCGTATGGCTTTGCTGGGGATGGTAAAGAATTACCCGCTGGTGCTACAGCTAAAACACTTGCAGAAAGTTTAGGCCCAATAAAAGATAAATTACAAGACATTGATGGTGTACGTGAGGGAGTAGGCAAAACACCTACTGCAATTACATTTAGTCCAGCTATGATTGCTGCTAAAATGATGCAAAAGAAAATACACGATCAATTAGAAGAATCTAGTGCAAGTAAACATTTACGTAGTACTGCTTTTGAAATGGCACTATTTGGTACTGGTGTAATGAAAGGTCCATTTGCTGTAGATAAAGAGTATCCTAACTGGAATGAAGAAGGTGAATATTCACCTATAATTAAAACTATACCACAAGTATCTCATGTATCTGTATGGAACTTTTATCCAGATCCAGATGCAAATAATATTGAAGAAGCTCAGTTTGTAATTGAGCGTCATAAAATGTCACGCACACAATTGCGTAATTTAAAACGGCGTCCTTATTTTAGAAGTTCTGTAATTGATGAAGCCGTACAACTAGGTGAAAATTATAATAAAGAATCTTGGGAAGATGATCTATCTGACTATGCCCCAGAGCATGGTGTGGAACGCTACGAGGTACTAGAGTATTGGGGTATGGTAGATACAGACATGCTTGTAGAGCAAGGTGTAGATATTCCAGATGAGTTAAGTGAAGTAGATGAACTACAGGCTAATGTATGGATTTGTAATGGTAAATTATTGCGAATGGTACTTAATCCATTTAAACCTGCTCGTATTCCTTATATGGCTGCTCCCTATGAATTAAACCCATACTCATTTTTTGGTGTAGGTATTGCGGAGAATATGGATGATACCCAAACTTTAATGAATGGTTTTATGAGAATGGCAGTTGACAATGCTGTATTATCTGGTAATCTTTTAATTGAAGTTGATGAAACTAACTTAGTCCCAGGCCAAGATCTATCAGTATATCCTGGGAAAGTATTTAGGCGTCAAGGTGGTGCCCCAGGGCAAGCTATCTTTGGTACTAAGTTCCCAAATGTTGCCGCAGAAAACCTGCAGCTATTTGATAAAGCAAGGGTATTAGCAGATGAGTCAACTGGATTTCCATCTTTTGCTCATGGTCAAACAGGGGTATCGGGTGTGGGTCGTACTGCTTCTGGCATTTCTATGCTTATGGGTGCCGCACAAGGTGGTGTAAAGAACGTAATTAAAAACGTAGACGATTATTTACTTCGTCCGTTAGGTGAAGGTTTATTTAGATTTAATATGCAGTTTGACTTTGATCCTAATATTAAAGGGGATCTTGAAGTTAAAGCACGTGGTACAGAAAGCCTTATGGCTAACGAAGTACGTAGTCAGCGTCTTATGCAGTTTATGCAAATATCTTCTAGCCCAGCACTTGCGCCCTTTGCAAAGTTTCAGTACATCATACGAGAGATTGCAAAGTCTCTTGAGTTAGACCCAGACAAAGTAACTAACAACATGGATGAAGCTGCTATTCAAGCAGAGCTAATGAAAGGCTTTCAACAGCCAGCAGCAGAAGCAAACCCAATGGACCCCACAGGAGCAGGGGGTGGTAACATAGGTACAGGACAAGTACCTACACCTCAAGAACAAGGATTTAGTGGAAATGATCAAGGACAAGGAGCACCTCAAGAAGCTCAAGGGGCTGGTGAACAACCAGCAGCAATGGGACCAGTTCAGTAACTATTTAGATGAAGTAATTGCACAACAGCATCGTGCTATGGAGCAGACAGATAACGATAAGGTTATGTATAGAGCACAAGGTGCCATATACCAACTACGTAGATTAAAATTACTTAGAGATGAGGTATTAAAATAATGAAAGATCAAATGGAACTTTTTGAAGACGGTGGCCTCAAAGACGAGGGCGGTACAATAGACGAAGTATCTGGAAACGAAGTTCCAATTGGTGGCACTAAAAAAGGTGTGCGTGATGATGTATCTGCTATGGTAAGTGAAGGTGAGTTTGTTTTTCCTGAAGATGTAACACGTTACATTGGTTTAGATAAACTTATGCAAATGCGACAAGAAGCTAAGATGGGCTTAAAACGTATGGAAGCTATGGGTCAAATGGGTAATGGTGATGAAGCCACTATCCCAGACGATATGCCATTTGGTATGGCTGATCTTGTTATTGTGGCTGGTGATAGTGGCGAAGAATTAGAAATGCAAGAAGGTGGTTTTGTAACACGTCCTACTACAGTTACACGTACCGTACAGCAACCTACATACACACCTGCTCCACAAGAACCCGCAACTACACAGACTTCTACAGTACGTAGGCTTACACCTGAAATTGAACGCCCACAAAGAGCAGAAATTAACTTTAAAGAATTGATGGGTGAGGCTAGTATTACGTATGTAGAGTACCGTAATGAAGCTGGTGCTAATATGATGATACCTCATATTGGTGGTGTTCCTGCATTTCCTATTCCTGAAGGGTACACAATATACTCACCAGAAAATGAAGACTCTGTAGAAAACTCTAATACAGAAGAAGGCGAAGCAATACGAGAAATAAACGAAACGTCACGAGGCGAAGGTGGCCCTGACAGAGATATTGCTGCTGAAATACAAGCAGAGTTTGATAATGCTCCTGCTCCTATTAATTGGGATACTTTAAATACACAAGATCTTTTAACAGAGTTGGGTGGCATTACTGGTACGGGACGCACTATTGCTAATGGTGCCATGCTTTTGTTTGGTCCTGTTGGTGCACTGGGATACGCAGCAATGCGTGATCAAGATAAGAAAGCATATGCTGCAGCAGTTGCTAAATTAAACGCTGGTAATTTAACTGCCGAAGAAAGAGCAGAACTAACTGCGTATATAGAAACTTTAGGTAAATCTGTAGGACCAGAAAGTAAAAGTATTTTAGGTAGAATTGTAGATGGTGTTGCAGGAGCCTTTGGACTATCCGAAACTAAAACAACAGAAGCTAAAACAAAAGTAGAGCAAGAAGAGGTTGTACCTATAGCGCCTGTAGAAACTGCTCCTACACCTGAAGAAGTATTAATGCAGCAACCTGTTACTGCAGCACCTGAAGAAAGATTAATGCAACAACCAGTTACTGCCGCACCTATGCCCGTACAATCTTCTTTAGCGCAGCAGATGAAGTCTATGCAAGACGCTATGCAATTTGATTCTACTCAGTATACACCGCCTGTATTACCTACATCTTCACCTATGGCTGCAGGACAGCAGGGTGCACTTGCGTTAACAGGGACAGGTGGTTACGATGAACAACCCATAGTGCAAGGCGCTGAAATACTAGGTCAGTTAGAAGCGCCTATTGCATATGGACAACCTTCTCCTACTGCGGCTAAAGTAGAAATTACCCCTTATGAAGGTTCTGTGGAGCAAACTGCAGGATTAAGCGCAGCAGAGCAAATGCGTAGAATGACAGAAGAAAGACAGCAACAACGTTTACAAGTTATAGATCCTGAGTTTACTGCTGGTCTTACTGCTAAACCTTACACCGATCCTATGTATGGTGAGGTAGGTAGAGGTGTACAGCCTTCTCCTGAACCATTAGGTCCAACAGGTAGTTACGATGAAGCAGGATTAAATGTCGATCCCCGTAGACAACAAGGCCCAAAACAGGCTGAAGTATTTCAAACAAAAGAAGCTGCCCGTATTAAAGCTGAACAAGAGCAAGCACTATTAGATACTCAAAATTTATTAGAGCAACAAAAAAGTGCATTTGCTGATGCCGAAAAACGTTTAGCAGAACAAAAAGTAATATCCGCTGCAGATATAGCTACAGCTAATGCTGCCGCAGATGCAAGATATAATAGAGACATTGCAAAAATACGTGCAGATCAAACTAAAAAATTAGAAGCCCTTCAAAAACTTGGGGTAGTAGGTAGAGCAGAAGCTGAACGTATAGCACTAGCAGAAGCTAAAAGAGCAGAAGAAGAAGCTAGAAGAGTTGCGGAAGCTGAAAGAAAAAGAATTGCTGATGCTAAAGCTAAAAGTGATGCAGAGGCAGCAAGAAGAGCAGCAGAAGATAAACGTTATAAAGAAACGCTTGCTGCAACAGGTACAGCAGAAAGAGTAGGTTCCAGTGCCCCTACAACTTCGATTAGACCCAAAGCCAGACCTAAACCAACGGCTAAACCTAAACCCGCAGCTAAACCTAAATCACCAGAAAGAAGTAACGATAAATCAACACGGTTAGATTCAAGTAATCCTAATACAAATAAAAATATTACTGCACATCTATCTAATAGAGAAAAAGAATCGTTAAAAGCTAATCCAGAGTTAGCAGATCACTACACAGCTACAGCAAACAGACGTGCTAATGAAGCTGCTGCAGGAGATACTTCTAATACAGACTCAGCAAACGAAGCGTCTGATTCTAGTGATAAAATTGTATGTACTGCCATGAATAACTCATACGGCTTTGGCTCATACCGCCAAGCTATATGGTTATCCTACTCTAAAGACCACTTGACAAAAGAACATGAGCTAGGTTATCATACACTGTTCTTACCTTTAGTAGACTTAGGATACAATAAAAATAATAAATTTGTACGTACTGCACTAGAGCATATTGCACGTCATCGTACTGCAGACCTTAGAGCATCTATGCAAAATAAAAAACGAGATACTTTAGGGCGTATATACAGATCTATCCTAGAACCTTTAGTATATACCGTAGGTAAGTTTAGAACAATTACAGGAATTTAATATGGAATTTTCACAATATACTGAACTTGTAGCCAAACGGTTCAATGGCTTACAGGAAGATGATAAGGATGTTATCCGTAGTTTAATGGGTACATCACAAGGCCGTGTACTTGGTAAGGTACTAGGTCCAGAGATAATGACTAATGTTAATTTAGGTAAAGCTAAAAAACCAGTTGTTAAAAAACGTGGACTAGCAACACGTTAAATTGCTAGATACGCTGGCTACTCATCCCCCTACCAACACTAGGCTACGGTGGCCCCAGTAAGGAACGTAAAATGGCTAATGATATTATGGCAGAAGAAATGCAAACAGAAAAGAAAGTTGCATTTGCCAATCGTAAATATAGTAATGAAGATAAATTAAAAAAAGATGAAGAAGAACTAGAACAACTTATTGCAGAACAGCGTGGTGAAACTAAAGAAGAAAAACAAGAAGCCGAACCAGTTGGCGCAGAAGAAAAAAGTTTTAAGAAACGTTATGGTGATTTACGCCGCCATATGCAAGAAAAAGAAAAATCTTGGGAAGATAAGTTTAAACAACTTGAAGGTCAACTAAAAGACGTAACACAAAAAGAAATTAAACTACCTAAGTCAGATGATGACATTGAAGCATGGGCAACACAATATCCTGATGTAGCAGCCATTGTAGAAACTATTGCAATTAAAAAGGCACGTGAGCAATCTGCAGGATTAGAAGATCGTGTAAAAGAAATTGATGAGATGAGAGCTACAGCCTCACGTGAAAAAGCTGAAGCTGAACTTATGAAAGCCCATCCTGACTTTGGAGATATTCGTGATAGTGATGACTTTCATCAGTGGGCAGATGAACAACCTAAATGGGTACAAGATGCACTTTATGAAAATGACAATGATGCTCGTTCTGCTGCACGTGCTATTGATCTGTATAAAGCAGATCGTAATATTAAAACTAAAAAACCTGCAGACAGTAAAGAGGCTGCACGTTCAGTAAATAGTCGTAATAGTCGTAGTCAACCTGAAGATAACGATTCAACTACAACGTTTAAAGAATCTCAGGTAGCTAAGATGTCACCACAACAGTATGAAAAAATGTCTGATCAAATTATGGAATCTATTCGTACTGGTAAATTTATTTACGATATGTCTGGTTCTGCCAGATAAAGCTATTGACATATAATATATTTATGATATAACTATATGTACAATCGGTAGTATGGCCCTGCTAGGTATTAACTACAGTTACCCATACTGCCAATTAACTAAACTATCCGCAAACACAATTAAGCTTTCGGACAACCTAATGTCTCATGGCCCGTTACACTAGAAGGTAGGCCAACTTTCTATATAGCGCACCCTAGTAGTATTAGCCTCTGTATAAGTCATTAGTCGTTTGCATCTGTGATTTAATGCTAGGAGAAATTAAAATGGCATTTACATCCGCTGCTGGTTATGGCAATTTACCCAATGGTAACTTCTCACCAGTAATTTATAGCAAACAGGTGCAACTTGCTTTCCGCAAAGCATCTGTCTGTGAAGCAATCACTAACTCTGATTATTTCGGAGAAATCGCTGCAATGGGTGACTCAGTTAAAATTATTAAAGAACCTGAGATCACTGTTAAAGCATATGAGCGTGGTACAACTATTACACCACAAGATCTTGACGATGAAGATTTCTCATTGACAATTGATAAGGCCAACTATTTTGCCTTCAAAGTCGATGACATTGAGGAAGCCCATAGTCACGTCAATTTCCAAAGCCTTGCGTCAGATCGTGCTGCTTACCGTTTAGGTGATCAGTTTGACCAAGACGTACTTGGCTACTTGACAGGCTTTAAACAGTCTGCACTACACGGTACACCTGATACAGTTAACACAACTGTAAATGGTACTGTTGCTGTATCAACTGCAGGTTCAGATGAACTGTTGTCTTCAATGAAAATTGATGCAGCAGATTTCGGTGGTTCAGCAGGTGATGCTTTGGCATTGCAGCCACGTACAGGTGGAGCAACTGACTCAACTCCTGCCGTTGGTGATACTTTCCCACTGACAGTTATTGCACGTATGTCACGTCTGTTGGATCAACAGAATGTGGATACTCAAGGCCGTTGGTTGGTAGTAGATCCTGTGTTTATGGAGTTGTTGAAAGACGAAGACTCACGTTTGTTTA